ACAAACAGCGGCCTTGCGGAATGCAAGCTGCACCTGTTTGGAGTAAATTACCGGGCTAAAATTGCCGTTAGGCAAGTTGTTATAACCCGCTGCTCTTGGAAAAGCCATAATCCATCTCCTATTCTGGATTTTACAGATGCAAACAATACAATTCTTTGCAGAGGCTGTATAACATAGGGTGTACAGGGTACAAGGGTGGCCACCGATGTACTTAGTAGGCCAAGTTACTCAGGTAATCTTTAAGATGTTTGTAGTTTGCTAATTTGCAGCGTAAACAAGGAGCTACCCCGTTTACACTACGTATGACAAGAACAACTATTCTTGACAATTCTTTTTATCTGGCAGAACCAGATAAATCATAGATGAAATTACCGCTACGGATAGCGTCCATAATTTCTTCTGAATGTTTTTCATATTCTTGTGCAGACATTTTGTCTACATCAGATTCTTTAATTTGCATTGAAGATTCATCTGTCTGCGGTTTTGCATTAGAAGCCTTGGTAGTTACAGACTTAGCTGCATCTTTATTACCTTTAGGCTGTTTAGCTTTTTTACCAGCCATGTCAGTATCAATTTTATATAAATCAATGGCTCTTGCTGCAGATTTTGCATCATTGTCATTTTCATACAAAGCTTGTTGTACCCATGCAGGTTGCTCTTGCACCCAAGAATGAAAATTTTCGCTATTTCTAATTTCATCAAAGTCGGGATGTAATTGAAGCAATTCAACTTCAGCACGTTGCCTGTTGGACTCTACCTCACGCTCTGCTATATTCTGTAGGCGTTTTTCAATAGAGGAATCCAGTTCCTGTGCTTTTTTAGTAGCAATTGTTTCTACAATTTTAGCAACATCAGGGTACTGCTTTGACCACTCAGAGATTTCTTCATCTGATTTAGGAAGCTTTATGCCTTCCTTTGTGGCTGACGATAGCTGTTCTTCAAGCTTCCGTATTTGGTTGCGCATATCTTGTTCTTTTTGTTGTGCATGGCGGCGCAAGTCACCATATCGTTTTTTAAATGTTTTTTCTTCCGGTGCTAAAGCTTCGGTTGCTTCTGCTTCTTCTTGTTCTTCAACAATAGCATCCCGTTCTTTTTGCAATTCTTCTAATTCTGTTACTTCTGCAGAGTTATCTCTGTTGTATTTCATAGGCGCAGCTACTGCCGTAGCCTTTTCTTGTACAGCCATACGAGCCATAACATTCTCCTTGTCGGGGCCACCAGTAGCCGAATGGGGTGATGGGTAGCCAGTCTACAGCCCAATTATAGGCTGTGGAAATAATTATATCAGCTATTTTACGAAAAGTCCAGTAATAAAAAACTGTGCTGTTCTATAAACAAAAGTTCCAAGATTGGTAAGACTGCGTTTTTTACCGGTGGCAAAGTCTATGTAATCTTGAAACTCTTCGTAATGATTGTGTGCACGACCGGCTTCGATAGCTTTAATGCCATGGTAACGATAGCCTCGTCGAACTGCCTCACCGTACCAGCGTTTGTGCAGATTCTTAACACACCAGCGTACTGCTTCGCGCTTAACATCATGTGAAAAACCGTTGTTAGCAACAGCATGTGTGGCAATAACGCATGCTGTACCAGCAGTTCCGCTAGGCTCTTCGCTAGTTACAACGCTCCCATCAGTTCCTCTAACGGCTCTACCTGAGCTATCTGTAACAGCCCTAGAGGTAGATTTACCTGTCTGTTCTTGAGCTTCATCGTCAGCTGCGGCTTTGCGCCCTTCACGTGTACTCATATCATAGCTTGCTGATGGAGCATCATCATCCATATCAGCGCCTTGGTTATCAGGAGTTTCAAAGTCGTCTTCAAAAAGACTCGCTTGATAAGCGGCTCTTTCGCCCCTTCTTTCACCGGCGCGTTGTGCTTCTCCGGGTGAAGGTGTAAATCCAGAATCTCTCATCTGCTGACTAACTCTATCTGATGCACGAATTTGGTCATTTGTTGCTAATCCCAAATCATCGTATGAAACCTCATCAAGCAAATTCCTTGCTGCTTGTTGTTCAGCCATACGTTTATCGTAATTATCAAATTGTTGATACTCAAATTGTATAGGTTGTCCCAAACTGTTTGTTCTTGGCTTACCATCTGGACCAATCACCGGCCTATTAAAAGAGGGTTCCCCAGCAGCAATCCTTTCTAAATCTGTCCTAGTAATATTACCAGCATTGTAAAAACCGCGTAAATCTGTAGATAGGGGCGTTGTAGACTGAGGAGCACTTGGGTCTCCGATTCCCTTTTGATTTGGCATAGACATAGCTACGGCTCTTGTGTCTCTAGTCGGAGCCGCAAACGATGCTAATCTAGCTGCCTCGTCAGGCGTGTACGCAACAGTGTTTCCAGCAGGAGTTACAGATTGTGCTAATCTATCAGCTTCTGTTGTGGGAGCTGCTAGTCCAAGTGTGGGTTGTGTGTAGGGACCAGCAAAAGAATCTACAGCAATGGGTTGTGCAGGTGCTCCACTAAATTGCCCAGCTCCGTATGCTGCTTCAGAAGTATTAAGTCCTTGCGGTGTGTCATAACTAGTATCACGAACCAAGTTACCCTGTGCATCTCGTGTAAATACAGGAGATAAAGGTAGTCCTTGGGAAGTTTTGGTTGCACTAATTTGTTCCAATGCCAACATTTCGGCCATAGATTGACCTGTATACTCTATGCCTAGACTATTAGCCAAACTTCTAGCATGCTTATTCTGTTCAGCCAGACTAAGACCTGGCGCATTCCCTATTCCGAGGATATTTTCACCCGCTACCGCAAGACCTGTTTTAAACGGTGCAATTTTAGATGCTCTGTCCCTATTGTAGTTAATCGCATCCTGCCTTTCAATTAAGTCACTGATAAAACTAATATTATTCGGGTTAGTTCGGTCTTTAGTCATTTTGTTATAGGTTTCTCTTGACATGGCAACGCTTTTCCCTGTTTCAGGGTCAGTTATGCGAACTTGGTCAAGATTACCAATATTCATCAAAGCACCTAACATACCAGTACCAGGTTTTGCAGTGCTAGATTCATACCCAATATTGTATGTTTTACCACCCCTAATACGACCATTCTCTACTGTACCACCAAAACGGGTAGTGGCTGCTGTAGTCGGGTCATAATTGTTATCCTGTGACTGTTCATTTTGAGCTGCGAGCCGACGACGTCTTTCTTCTTCAGTCTCGCCAGTGCCTGTTCCATCATCTTTGCTGTCGTCAGTGCTGTCATCTGCGTCATCATCTGTGCCACTACCGCCGTAGGAACCTACGTTAGGAGCAAAGACGCTACTAGCCGTAGTTACTGGTTGGTTTGGATTAACAGGATTTGGTATTCCTGTTATGTTCAAAGGGTTAAGTGTATTGAGTACTGGTTTAGCCAATCCTGTTATGTTGTTAATTAATGCAGGATTCATTCCCTTATTTCCAGGGACTTGTACGTATTGTGAGGATGCGGCTTGTGGAACTACTGGATTTTGTGTAAATGTGCTTGGGTTTCCTAAGTATGTACCTTGGTTAGCCTTAATAATACCGCCATCATCATCGACTTTATCAGCTTTCTCGGCACCACCACTAACGTACTCAATCTGGCCGTTGGTTTCCATATCTTGCAGACCCATAAGGGCATCACGGCGCATACCTTCATACGCACCTAGGCCATGATAACGGACAACGTTGGCGGGAACTACAAGCTCTCCCTCACTAAGCAATACCAGTTGGTCATCAGCTACTTCTTCTTCAGTGGCGCCTGGCGGGGGATTGCCTTCGGCGGCTTTTTCATAATCGGCAGAAGGGGCACCTAAACCAATCATTACTGACATTCCGCTGTCATCTGCCATTCCACCTTTTGCCATCATAGGGACTTCTTGCATAGGGGCGCCTAAGCCAGCCATCTGGGGAACTTCTGCTGGTATAGATGCGGGGGCAGAACGATTTTGCATTTTTTGGGCCACTTCTTTAATAGCCTCATCTCGCGGGTCTGATGAACCGGCTGGTGCAGGTGCTCCTGTAGGTGCTCCCAAACCTTCTGGTTGTGCCGCAGGGTTAGCTGCTTTTGGTCCACCACCTTGGGGTGCAGATGTTGCTTCCTCCATTGGTAGCGGCATTTTGCCTTGTTGTGCCATCATTATTCCCCCTTGTTCCATACCAAATAATTTTTTAAGTATGCCTGGCTTTTTCTGTTCGGTATACTCAGGCACATCTAAATCTTTTAGTGCCTGTGTTGCGTAATCGTTTACTACTTCTAATCTTTTTCTACCGCCAATATATTTCGGGTCTATTTTTATATCGTCGTCAAATTTATCTCTCATAGAGGTAAATTCTGGGTTGTTCTTTCTTTTACCCTCGGCAATTTTTGAATAATCAATTTTATCCATAATATCTTCTTCTAAGTCACCATCAAAATTTTCAAACAATTCATTTTTTGAAATATCAGTATTATTCATTAAATATGTCATTGCAGCATGGCGAAGTTCGTGACCAGCTACTAATTCTTGCGTTCCTCGTGGTCGTCCTAAACCACCTTCGCCGGCCAAAAAAGCTGCTATGGGCTTTTCATATTTTTCTTCTCTAGTTAAAGGATTTTGAGTCCGTATCATACTTTTATACGTAGGTGTAAAATTTTCTAGATTTGATGATTCCTGCCCTAAAGAATGATATCTTTTTCCTTTACTTTTTCGGGTTACCGTTCTACCCATGTCCATTGGTATAGCTGTTAAATCTATAATTCCACGCCGATATAATTCATAGCCCAAACGTGACAAACTATCATCAGATATAGCAGATTCCATGTCAGCACGGAATTCTACATCACCTAGTCCCTTGCCTCCCTGCGCTATAAAGTTTTGATTATTTTTATATTGTCTGCGTCTTTCCCCTGCTTCTTCACTAAGTAGTATCGAATGTTCTTCAGCTTCTTCATCGCTATCAAACTGTATAAAATTACCAGTCTCCATTGCTAAGTCATAGGCATCTCTGGGTTTTAATTCTACTAGGGCATATGAACCATCAGCTTGTTCTTGAGGAACTACAGTTGGAAACAATCGTCCATCCATACTAGTTGTTCTAACTGACGCCTCCCTGCCATCTATTTCTATAGTAGGGCTGGAGGGGTCAAGCATACGCCTAATAAATGGTTTATCCATATCTTTTGGCATTGATACAGTTTTACCATGACTAAGAAAACGTTCTTTTATTGCTTTAGCCATCACCCGTCTGCCTTTACTATAACTTCATCACGCAATGTACGGAACCGGCGCAGTTCTTGTATAGCACCTTGGGCTTGGTAAACTGCTTTCATATCATCGCCTTGTTCCATGCTACGGTGCATATCAGTGATACGGGACTCCATATACATTTCTAATGCATCAAGATTGCGCTTAACATTAACAAGGGGTAAAAGTTTTTTAGCTATTTCTGGGGTCATTTAAGTCCTCCCATTATGCTAGCTAATTGTGCGCCCATTGCTTGCTCACCTTCTGGCTGTGGTGCTTGTTCCGGTGCGGCACTAAAGCCCTGTTCCCCCGGAACTGCAGCCCCGCCTACACCGATGTTACCACCGCCTCCGCCAGACATATCCATTGGATTAATACCAGCGGCCTGTTCTTCTGGGCCAGCCATACCGCCAGCGGCTCTAATGATTTCAGCTTGGCGGAATGCTTCACGTTCATCATTGATAATCTTTTCAGCATCCAAGTCCATGGCTTGTGCCAGCTCCCGCAATACAACAGGAAACTTAACAAATGATGCTAGGTTAGGATTGCCGGCAATCTGGAGAAGCTGTAGCAAACGTTGGCTACGAACTTCGTTCTTCATAAGGCTTTCTGTACCACGTGCTTTAATCTCTAAGTCGCCACGAACAGCGGGGTCAAAATCAAACTGCATGTTAAATGCGTAAAATGCCTCGCCCAATGGCTGTAGCAAATAGTCATCAATGTTTTTAACGACACCTTTAATGCTAATTTGGGCAGCACCCATAAGCATAGAAATACCTGCCGCAGTTCGTCCAGTTCCTTGAACACCTGTCTGACCATGTGAGTACGATGGAATGCCTGTGGCATCATCAGCAAGTTGTCTGGCCTTATCAAACATCATCATGTTTTCTTGTGATACGTTAGGATACTTGGTTCCAAATAGCGACTGACCCGGTGCGCCACCTTGACGACGGAACACCTTACCCGGATATAGTTCTAGGTCTTGACCCGGAACAAGATTGGTTTCGTCAATCTCGAATATCAAGTTACCTGACAGAACAGCGTTATCAACAGCCATACGCATAAAGCCGTTCATTAGTTGCTGTGTGTCAGTCATGTTTTCAGCTAGGCCAACACCAAAGAATGAATAAGGGTTTAATTCATATGGTGCAGCAAAGTACGGGATGCGCTTTGGTGTGAAGGGGTTGATTACCAATCGTAAGACTTGGTTGTGACAAACCCAACAGTTTACTTGCAGTGTATCTAAATTAGCTAGTTCTTTAGGAATTTCTAATCCTGCTTCTTCAGCCGCATCTTTATCTATGTTACCCCAATACTCAAATATCTCAAATCGTTCTACATCATATGTGCTTCTATAGTCTTCAAGGTCGGCTTCCCACCACTTACGCACATAGTTAGTTCCCATGCTGACTGCAGAATCAATAGCATCATGCCGAAAGTATGGACGCTTTTTAAGATTACGTAATTCAGAAAAGCTTAGACGGTGGCGCTGAATAACAAATTCGCACTCATCCATGTTCTTTGCATCTGCGTCAGGGTACAAGTTCCATAGTGAAACGTTTTCTACTTTAGGAACTGTTTTAATAATTGGGGAGTAATTACCTTCCTCATCCCAATTGGGATATTCTTTATCATAAGCAAACGGCCCTTTTAGTACACCAGTACCAAACAGAGCCATTTCAAAAGCTGTGTGACGTAAATGCTTGGAAGCACTTGACTCTTCTAGCTGGTCAAGCATTTTCTTTTCCATGCGTTTCGCTGCAGTTTCTGCAGGATGATACGTTTGAGATGTGGGGGTTTTACCTTGACCTACTCGTAGTTTATCGCCTAACTCACCTAGTTCTTCAGAAAAAACACCTAGACTTAAATCATCAAGCATCTGGCTTGTAGCACCCGGCGGGAGTTCGGCACCATCGCCCGGAAAACCATACTTGCTTTGGAGTTCATCCATAGCGTTAGTATCATCTTTGGGGTCAAAGTGTACCGCTTCTTCAACGCCTTCTGGCACCAATGTAGATTCAACCCCTAGGGGAAATCTTTGGCCGGCGAACAATACATCAATGATTTGACCATACGCCGCTAAAACTTTAGTTTTTGTAATTTTAATAAATACTTTTGACTTTTCAGTAGAAGTAAACTGAGTCTCTGTGCCGTACAAACCACGATACTGACGATAGGCGTTTAGCCACCGTTCTTCTTCTTCTAACCTGCTAGCCTCTACGCTTTCAAATTTATTTGAAATATATCCTGCTAGTGCTTCCGAACCAGTTTCTGGTTCAATTACTAGTGCTTCAATATGTTCTTCATCAGCCATAATTAATATCCAAAGTTTGCATCAGCGGGTTGCCATCGTTGATTTGGTGGTCCACCAGAAAAATCAAAGACGGAACGTGATTTGGGACGCGTCATAATTCCGTAGCGTAACGCATCATATAAGTGGTCTTCTACTTTAGTGTTGACATCTTCTGGGTTGGTCTTATCCATTGGTAGGGTTGGCAATTGAGCAATTAAGTTAGTACAGTTGCTCATTATTTCAATGCCGGCTCTACCGCTTTCCTCGTCAACCTGTAGGCGCCGATGCAGTTCGTTCTTTCCTGCTACACGGCTCCCTCTGCTTCTGTCTGATGGGCGCCACCTACACCCTTCGACAATCATTTGTTCTGCAAGGGATGGTCCTGTATCTCCGCGCTTATGCCAAAGTGATGAATCGAGTACACCGTAATGTATTGATTCTTCTGCTTCAGCAGCTAGTACCATGTGGGCTAATTCTTTAGCTGGTACTTTACTTACGTATAATTCTCGATAAACAATTAAAGTTTCGTTGGTTGGGTCTACAGTAAACCAAAGAACGCCAGAAGCAGAAGCGTAACCATAATCGCAAGCCCTAAACTTTCGCCATGAGTTCGGTATTTCAAATGGGTCAATAACGTGTACCCGCCTATCAAATTCCGAAAACGCCGCGCCTTCAGCAATGTCCCATGAACCCTCTAGTAACTGTCTACGCTGTACTTCGGGCAACGAAAGCAGCATGGCCTCATAGTCACCGGCCTCATACAGGTACGGGTTATCCAACAATTTAGCTGGGACAAAGCGCCGACTAAAAAGTGGCTCACCTGCTTTAGAATGGGCACTGGGGTAGACGAGCTTTTCTCCAGTGGTAATATCAGTCGCCCAAAAGGGTCTTCCTGGACTCGACGGGTCGATGAACATTTTCTTAACCCAAGCATGTCCTGGTCCGCCAGGGTTTGTTGTTGCCCGCATGAAGACGGGGAGCGAAGGGTCTGCTGTTCTAAGACGCGAGCGTAAATAATCCCAAGCATAAGGTGTAGCGTACTGTGTTAGCTCATCTATGCCAATATATGTAAACGCCTGACCTTGGTAACGTAGAACGTCTTTGTCTTGTTCTAGGTAAGTCATCCATATTCTGGCACCGGAGGGAAAAACCCATTGGCTTTTCTTTTCCATCCATTTTGCACCCGGATAAGCATTCGGATACATTTCTTGACTTTTGTGTATCAATTCACGTAATTCGTCATTTGTTCTACGTAGAATTAGCGCATTAAAATTTTTGTTGTTGCAATACCGCAACGGGTCGATAATTAAAGCGTATGACTTGCCGCCCCCAGCGGCGCCCCCATAAAGTACCTCGCGCTCAGGGGCAGCAAGAAAGTCAGTCTGTGGACCAGGGTTTGGCTCAAATAGAATCTTATCTTCAGTCTCTTCAACTTCAATTCCCCCAGTTCCCATAATCTGCATTTCGGGTTCGGGGTTCTCAAGGCGCTCAAGCTTGTTTATTTTTTTCTGCGCCATATTAAGTTGCATACGTGCAGAACGTTTTTGTTTAGCTAGGCGAGCCTGTTCTTTTTCCTCTTTAGTTTGAGGTGTTAATGTTGCCTTCGTTTTGGGCCTTGGTGGTACGGCGTTTTTGTTCAGCATACTTCCGTCTGTCTGATTTGTCTGTCTTTACACGTTTCCACAGACCCATAGGGGTTATAGAGCGCCCTGTGTACTCTGTAAGCCATCTTGCCACTTCTGGGTAGGATGATGCCTTTAAGTAGTCTAGACCCTGCTCCAGCGCCTCCAATTGCTCATTAATGGGCTTTAGAAGCTGGGGGTCATGCTTTGACCTTTCATACCCCCATGGTACTCTGGGGCCATTAGTTCTTTCGTATCGTTCAGTTGGATTCAATTTCTGAGCTAGTGTCATCATCTTTTGCTGGTAAAATAAATACCCCAATTGGTTTATCTGAAGAAACGTTTAATTTTTCTACTTTAGAAAGTCCAACCCTATCCAATACCTGCTGGGAAGCAGCTAGTCTTTCTCTATTACCTACGGCTGAAGGGTCATCAATAACACCAACCATTGATAAAACGGCTTTAGGCGCATTAGCTGCCATCTCTAATTCAGCACGTTCTATAATTTCTGTACGTAATGACTGTATTATAGCATAAGGATTGGTACTTGTCGAGTACCCAGCTAAACGCATAGCTTTTGCGTAGCTACCCTTGGCTTCGCCAAATAGGGCATCTAAGAAGTTATTTTGCAATTCTGTAAGTTGTTTAGGCACGAGGATTCACCTTTTTTCCTGATTTAGTACGTTTAAAAGAACGATTTGCACTACGTGATTTTACGGCTAGCTTTTTGTTATTCATGGGGTTGCCTGTTGTATGGTGCACATCTTTGCCATCACCTTTAGTAACCTTGCCCTTTTTAGCCATGATTGCTCTAGCGGCATTACGGGATGCGCGGCGTTTCTTTTGTTTAGGCTTTGCATGGTACTTATCATACTCAGCTCTATAGTTTCGACCTGCCATATTAATTAATCTCCAAGTTATTTAGGTAGAATAGCAAAAGCTAAAATTATAAGACCTACTGCCACACCTACCACTAAACTGACTAATGCACCCATTTGTACATTTTCCATCATTTCTTCGTGTGCAATTCTAGCGGCTCGTTTTGCTGCCGCTTGAGCCTCTTTAGCTTCCTGTATTCGTTTGGCTCTTTCGGCTACAATACCTTTCCATGTACCAGGTCCAAAACGCATATCAACCATTGTTGCGATTTCTTGCATTTTTTCTTGCGCTATACGAGCATCAATAACTTCACGTGCTACTGTGCTTACACCAAACTGGTCCCCGATACCAGCACTAGACTTTTTAGCCCTTTGTTGCTGTACTTGCTTTTCACCTTCAAACAAGTTATCAATCTGTGAGGCTATATCGCTAATATTATTAGCAGTGCCAATAGCAGATTTAATCCCATCTACGGCGCTTTTTACAAGCGCAATACCTGCTAAAGTTTCTGCAATCATTGTATTACTTTCGCTTTGGTTGGGGCTTACAAACTGCAGTTATTTTTGACCTACCTCCATCAGGTAAGGGGATTGGACGCTGGCTAGAAAGCCTTTGTGCAAAATATAAACATCTATCCATATCCTCGAATACTTGAGTTTTGTCTATTAATTGAGAATTTAAATAAACTGAAAGAACAAACTCAATCACATGTTTTCTTTCCCGCACATTCTTTCGGGTAACAGTGTACTTGCATGGAATAATGGTCGTTTTTATAACTAGCTGCCCATTTACCATCCTGTAACATATATTCACACTGTTTTTCAGTCATTGATTCTTGTAAGGCAAGTTGTCCAATATAATGGTTCATACTGCCATCATTGCCCCACATACTAATTACCATTATCCATTCTTTCATTCTATTATACGAACTATATAGTTAGAGCCATCTGCATTTTTGGATACCTCTACTGTTTTATTCTCACAGGAGTATCGCACTGTTTGGCTCTTTTTATACAGATTCCTTTCTATGGTTCTTTTAGCTTTTAGACATTTAGATATTTTTTCAAAGGCGGTATGTTCAGATACATCACCGCCCATGTACAAAATAAGAGTTATGGTTTTAATTACCGTTGCGTCCATTTCTCAATTTCTCTAAGTTCTCTTCTAATGCGCTAATCCGTTTCTCATAAAATTCTAGGGTTAGTTTTTGCTGCTGGTCGTAGGGTGCGCGTCCCTCATCTATTTGTGTTGACAAATCCTCAAACTGATTTGCTAGATGTTCAATAAGCATATACTGCTCAGAATCCGCTGGTAAGCTACCCATGTCGCCTCGCGGCCATTTAATGCGAAATTCCGTATTCTGCGCTAAATCAGATTCCATCATTGTGATGTTTGTCTCTATCTGGTTCAAGCGTTCTATTATGCCAAAATATGCCCATGTCGCTACACTGGCAGCAGCTACCATACTTATTATGTTACGTAGTGGTAATGCAACTTCCGTATTCTCACTTAACCTTGCAGCCATTATTCAACGCCTAATATCCTAGATAAACCAAATACCTCTAACAGCATGAATGTAAAGAACAGTAGCAGTATGCTGCCCGCAATTAATTTACCGCTAAAATTTGTAGAACCTATGCGAATAGCAATAAATTCGTTGCCCAGTATTCTCAATATCAGTTCAAAGCTATTTTCAGTGATATTTACAGCTACAGGCTTTTCTGTATCAATCATTCTTTTTATCCACATTAACACAGAAACATCTGGCATTAGGATTATCAAACCCGTGTTCAGTTATAGCTACGTGACACTGGGATAACCATTTGTGAGTGTCATGCACGACTGCTTCTACTTCTACAGCATTGGCTGAAAGAATGCAGAACATTACTACGCTGCTAACTGACATGGACTGCTCGCATCTATTCCCATCCACTTGCTCCACTCAGCATAGTAGTGTCTCATCCCTACTTCATCATGTATTGTATGGTTTTCATGGCGACCATGGAGAATATTACGGGGTTCGGTACCGGTACGCATTGTTGTGCCCTGGCCAGCGACACCAATTAAATCTTCGTGTAAATTTCTGCCAAATGGCCCCCATATAGAGTTGTGATGCTTTATACGAGTTTGTCGCTCTTCTGGCGTATCTTTTTTAAGCCCGTAGCCCCTAAATTCAATTAATACTTTATTTGGACCTAAAGGTGTGACGCTGTCACTTCTATATGCGCTACCACGCAAATTAAAGTTATATCCAGGGAACAAGTCTACCATGTACCATTGATTTGGTGGTAAGTTGGGAAAAGACAACTCACCTCGGTCCTCAAACCCATCATATTCCTCGTAATTTACAGTAAAACTGCTTACATTTACGTGGCCGTTGTCAAACGGAATATTCTTTCTAGCGAAATATTCATCATTGAATCCCGACACACGATTAAAATAATGCATGAAATCGTGGTAGAATTCGCTATTAGTATCATGCCAGAGTTT